GCTTTTCGTTCTTCTTCCGGATGACGCTTCAATCCATATTCGATTAATGAATAATTCGCTGCAATTAATAACATTACTGCAAGTGGATCAAATACAAATATAATAACCATTATAAGCCAACGTACTGCTGATTCTAAAGCTGATTTGCCTGCTTTATCGCCATATATCATATCGGCTACATATTTAATTGGTCCTACTTCTACTTCGAATGCTCTCACTGTACTTTGCAATTCAAAACGTTCATCTTCAAATTTATCTATGTTTACTTGCGATGCATCTATAATCGCTTTTAGATCTGCGCGTTCTTCTTTCTGGCTGCTGCGTACTGCAATAGCACCATTCGGTCCTCGTATGCGATCATATTCTTGTAGAACTTTTACTGCATTGTCTAATTGTAACACAACAGACTGGGCATCGTCAAGTTCTTTTTGCTCCCTTGCTATCTTTTGATCAAGACGTTCTATCTTTGCCACATTGTTACCAACAGGTGCTCCTTGTTCGATGTGTGATTTAGATAAAAATCCAAATATACCTAAACTGGTAATTAGCATCAATATACCTACCATTCCTGTTAGTGGATATTTCATTCTTTTTGGGGCAGAGTCCCAATTCCGATATAACCAAGATGCCGTGACCAATTTTGCCGATTCTAACCCAGCTGCCATGATTGCAATCGAAATAGGTGACGATGCAAAAATTGCCATTAACCCGACTATACTAAACCACCCTGCTGTGCCTGCTAAAAACAAGGCAATAATTAAAACTAATATTGGAAAAAACATAGTATTATTTATCACTCCAAGGCTTCCAAGTAATGCCATACTCATCGTATATTTCTTGCACTCTGGGCGATAAGTAACACTCGGTGCCACTACAGTACCAGTCCATATAATTATCACTTGTTCCTAGCAGTTCATTTCTTAACTCTGCCACTAGGCCGGCACTGGCTCTGAACGATAAGCCCACATCCGATTGATCGCTGCCGAATTCCAATAATCTCTCAAATATATCTTCACGTTGTTCTTCAGATGCTGATAATTTTAATACGTCAACAAGTACTGTGCTATTTGTTAACGATTGGTATATTTCTACACAGAAATCATCTTCGCCGATGTGTTTAGTAACAGTGGGATGATTAAGTAACATTTCATAAAATAAATCGGAAGGTGTGATTTGGTGATCAGACTCATCGAACTCAACGTCTAAGCCGTCTAGCATGCCGTATAATTTTGAGATCATAGTTCTAACAAATCCTCACCGTCTGCACGATGGCCTTCGCGGTAAGCCATATTGGTTTGTGTTTCTTGCACTTCTACTCGGTAGCACCACAATCGTTCTGCTTCGGCTTCTCCCCATAATTCAGGAATATAAACTCCATTAATGTATTTGTACAACATATCTGCAAGTCCTTCGCATCCTAACCTAGGCAAGACTGTTAGTTTTGCAATCCCAGCCTTTTCTAATTTGTGATATAATTCTATCTCGGGATCATCTTCTGCTACTAGCAATCTATGATCAAAATGATCTTTTAGGAAGTCTTTTAATTCGCCTAGACCACCGTAATCTGCAGCCCAGTTTCTAACATCTAAATTATCTGTTCCGAAATAAAACTTCATCGAAAATGCATACCCATGTATAATATTGCAGTGACTGTCTGCTCGCCACTGTCTGTATGCTACCGGAAATGCATCTACATACCTTTTAGTACTTGTGTACTTATATGCCGGTGTTGTGCTGTGTGTCATCAATCTTTCTCCTGTTCTGCCACTCGTTGTCTGAGTGATGTTGTGCTAAACGAATGTGCTCTTTCGTTATATATAATTTCAATCGAATTAATATCTTTTCCAGTAAAGTTCTTATTACGATATTCGTTTCCGATAATACGATAATCTGGTTGTATAGTCAATAACAAATCGATCAAATCCTGTTCTGTTGCATACGGAATAACAAAATCAACATCTTTAATTGCCTGTAGTTGCATCCATCGCTCAAAAACTGACTGAACGGGTTTATTTTTTCCAGGACGGTCAAGAGTGGGATCGGTTTGCAATCCCACTACCAACACATCACATTCTGCTTTAGCTTCACTTAGCATCGCATTATGACCTGCGTGTAATAAATCAAAACAACTACACGAAAAACCTATACTCTTACCTTCTTTTTTAAATCTATATATCGACTGTATCATAATAGATCACTAGTCTCTATTTGCTAAAGCCATAAATTCTTGACGTGTTGCTGGATCATCTTTAAATGCGCCACCTAAGTGTGATGATATTGTCGACGAACCTGTATCTTCTACGCCACGTGATGCCACACAATAATGCCTAGCATCTATTACCACTGCTACATTTTCTGTTTCTAATATATACGACAATGCGTGATATATTTGACTTGTTAATCGTTCCTGAATTTGCGGACGTTTGCTAAAATACTCTACTACTCGATTTAACTTAGAAAGTCCTAAAACTTTTTTTCTCGGAATGTATGCCACTGTTGCTAACCCATCGATGACAACACCATGGTGTTCACACTGAGACATTACACTAATGTTTCTTTCAACAACCATTTCATCATATTTCATTTTGTTATCTACTGCTGTACACTTTGGGAAATTTTCTGGTAAGAGCCCCCACATAGTTTCAAGTACCCACATCTTCGCCATACGCTTTGGTGTGTCTTGTAAACTATCATCTTCCATATCAAGTCCCATTATTTTCCATATTTGCATGAAATGTTCTTCGATTTTAGAAATTTTAATATTATTCTCTATTGCTAACTTGCTATCTACCGATGGTGTCTGAAGACCTATGCTAGATAAATGGTTGTTTACTTTGCGACCTAGTTCTTGGTCGACTTTTGTTTTCTGAAATGACATATTATTACTCCTTGATTAATATCCGACTTTCGTCGTTTTTCCATGTTAAGCCAATCTGATATCTTGTACCAGCCGGCAATTCTTTAATTTCATTTGTTGACATATACTTTGCATGTGTTTGATTTTCGATTATAATTCTTTGCCTGGTGTTTTTTGTAACTTTTCTACCGTATATATACGGTACTGTTAATTGCATTATTTCGTCACTTGTTAAAAAATAACTTTTGTCGGCTAATGTAATCCAGCGACGACCTTTCACTGCTGATTTGCCACACATACCGTTAACGTGCCCTTTCCGAGATTTATTGTTGTTTTTACGCAATCTCGTCCAACTTTCGATTTGTTTATATCCCACATTTTCGTATACATTGAGAAGATGTTTTTCTATCTGGACAGTTTCTGAAGTTTTTTCATTTAATACGGTAATATATGTTTTACCATCTTGGTAATTTGTTTTTCTTTTTACATTAGTTTTGTTTGGTGAAAAACTAGAATTATCTATCTTGATATTCGTTAACGGACCTTCGTTGTAAATCATTCTGCCAATTGTAGTAATGTATTTAATTTCTTCATCTAGTATAAACTCTTCAGAACCATGTGTCAATTTAATAACAATAGGTTCTTGATTTTCTTTTAGTATGTTGCGTATCTTATATAATTTAGGTGCATTGTATGGTATGGAATCCTGATTTAATGCTTCTTTTATATGAGAATAACATCTATTGCCGGTTCCTTTACCTACATATATAGGTTCATAAAATAATGTAATTAGATTTTCGTATGTGAAAATTCCTGGTTTTCGAGGGTCGAGGTATATGTATAGATAGTAATTTTTCATTAGTTATTCCTTACTCTTATCAAAGTGTTAAGCCGATCATCGCTAATCACTATAGTTATTTATCTTTTCCTTAATATAAAAACGAATGTCTTGATCTAATATTATTAATTTCTTGTTGCATTGTATTCTCAGACGGTGAAATATCGCCTTTGTTGTATAAGTGATCTTCGTGCATTTTAAGCATATCTTTCATTGCTTGGTGTAGTTGAATTATATCACTTTCTAATCTAAATGCTTTATCCGAAGCATCAATCGCCATGTTTGCAAGGAATTCTAAGGCACCGGTTTCAGTGGTTTCGTCCTCCGATAATTTATTATAAAAATCTGCCTTCTTTAATTCTTCAAGGATATGTTTGCCTTCCTCTGAATTAGCTATTTTAATAATTTTATCTAATTCTCTTAATTTTGATAATTGATCATCTGTCATCATTGTTCATCCTACTGTGCAGTTCAGCCTCAAGCGCAATATCCATAGGCACCGGGAATTGTAATTTTTTATTTACTTTATCGGCGAAATCTAATATTGCAATGTCTTTGTGCAATTCTGTCGATTCATATGCTGTGGCAACATATTTAGCAAATACAAAGAATTGTTTACGCATTGTGTATTCTTCTAAATATTCTGCTGTTGCTTTTGCAATTAGATGTATGCGATACCGTTTACTAAGTGTTTTAAGTAAATATAATACTCGTGGTAATTTTATTAATCTATTTGTTAAATAATGTTCTAGTGGTCGTTTCATTTCTTAATTCCCTTTACGCATAATTCTGGGCTGACGCCAAACGTCATACAAAATGCCATAGACGATTCTTCTTCGAAGAATACGAACTCTGTCCCCACTTTGCCATTAACTGTGGCACCGCGAGAATATCCTCCGTTCTCTTTGACCCAGGCCTTCATCTCTGCTTTTTTCCTAAAGTTCAACGTGGACCGTGGAAGAATCAATCGAATCATCGCTGTCGTGTACTCCAAATGTCATTTTAAATGTAAACTCATCTTCCCCATTGCTAAATTGGAATCGGGCTGGTTGATCTAGTGCTTCTTTCGGAGGATGAACATAATAGTCATCGCCGGCTATATGTTCTAGGCACCAATTTTTCATAGCCATATAATCGTCCCACGTAAACGTGTTTCCGATTCTAATTTGCACTTCATTCATTTCTGTCATACTTCTGGAACACACATACGAATACAAGATCTTGATTTCCTTCGTTGTATACTTTGTGGAATTCGCCTTCTTTAATTAATATTATATCGCCGGCAGTGACTGAAATAACATCATTGCTCAATTGCATAGTGCCTGTGCCTGACTCAAACATATAAACTTCTTCAAGCCCTTTATNACTATGACCGGTNGTTTCTTTGCCGACGTGTAATACTGTCTTAGATACTGTTAAGTTTTCTAATAATTGCACATCTTCTACGACATATGTTTCGTTGTCGCGGATAACTGTTCCATTCATATCTTCTATTCTTATTTTCATATTTCCACCGTAAATAATGGATCGAATCCATTTTCTCGTCTTTCGTNTCCAGGATATCCCAGTGGGTTACACAATATTATAGTTCCGTTTACTTCTTCGTCTACTATTTCGTGTGTATGCCCGTGTATCCATAAATCCATATCGTATTCAAATAAATCATCTAAGTGGCTCATAAATGCACCATTTAAAGAATCACCTTTGTATTTTTCATGAACAGATACTTCATGTGGCAGGTGATGTGTGATTACTACAGTCTTACCATCATAACCATCCATCAACTTATTCATAATAAAGTTTTTAGTGATGTTGTGCATTGTCACTGTATGATCGGTTAACATGCGGATTTTCTTATATTTAACGCATCGAAAATCTGGCATACAGCCTTTTGCACGTTGCTTAGTAAACCAGTCGTTTCCATTAAAATCTGTCCATAGTGTACCACCGATGAAACGAACACCATCTATAAATGCTTCGGTATCGTCTAATACTGTGAGATTTTTAATATCGTGGTCTGCCCAGAATGCTCTAACTTCTTCAACTTCGTTATTATAGAACTCGTGATTCCCCATTACATACACCACATGTTTAAATTGTGCTACACATTCTAACATAAAATCATACGGCACTTCTGTACCCGTACCAATATCTCCTGCTAGTACGAGGATTGTTTCTTTGTCATCTGGTCCTTCTTCGATGTGGTATTCACCGAACTCAAGATGTATATCTGAGATAATTCTTAGTTTCATAATTGTATTATACAGCCTTTTTGTGGGTTTGTCAAGTCCAAAGTGACTTGCGGATCTTCATTAGCATTATTAGTGCTTCTTGCTCTTCGTTTGCTTCTTTTTCTTCTAGTGCTATCAAATCTAAGTGGGTGAGATCAGGCAGGCCATACGGATCAACACGTTTACTATAGTCATCTTTCCACCATATGTATAATCTTTTCACTTGTCTTGCGGCTTCCGCTTGACTAGGGTGACCGTTATGCCACTTAGGTATTTTCTGTGGCACTGTTTGACCAGGGTGGGCAGATTGGTAATTTGGGTGGGTGGGGTCGTCAAGTGTTGCCTCCCAATCTAAATACGTTATGCCCATTTCGCGGTTACGAAAGAAAGGTTTGTTATACCATCGAATCGGTGGATAATTCTTTTTATCTCCGTTGCAAAAATATTCCATCCAGGCTTTTTCACGTTCTACAAAATCTNCTAATATTGCAAAGTTTGCGTGAAGGATAAGGTGGTCTTTATCGTGGTAATCTGGTGCTAGACCTGTGTTAACGATGTGAGGTCTTCTCCATGGTAGGATGCGGTTTCTTAATCTTTGGTAGCGATTCTTTAGTGGTGACCAGATAGGCCAATGCCAATATTTTAGTAAAAAATCATCTAGGGTTTCGTTGAAGAAATAGCGGATGGGTGCGTTCTTTTTAAAGTCGGAATCGTGATTATTCCAGCCTTCCGAAGTAGCGAATGATGGGGGATTGTACCTCCACCATCGCTTTAAATTTTTAAACATGCTATCTCTCTGTGTTGTGTTGATGTATATACGTGTTACGAATTTGGTCGTGACACGAAATCGTTAAGTTGACCGGCAGCTTTTACGATATCAGTGACAGATGGTGCTTTAGTAATGACAGGATCTTCGCGATCTTGTTCCATCATACTTTCTGCTGCCATTCTATCACGTTCGATTTGCTGTGCTAACTGTAACAAGTTTAATCTTATTTCGTAAGGTGTCTTGTGGTTTGACATTATTATTCTCCTTTTATGTGCAAACGTATTTATCACCTTACAACGTTATTATACAGGATATTAGTGAAATTGTCAACCGGTAATTTTCTATACCGCAAGGGCTATTCCGGAGGTTCTCTCCAGGTATCCCTTAACTATCTCCTGTGGTGGTTCAAAATATGTTACTATTATGCTAGTATTTATCGGTATCTCTTGATTCGATGATGGATCAAGTGTCGCTGCAAATGGTGCCAATCCCAGTGAAGGTTGCCCTTTCTCATCTTGTGTCATTGCTAGAGCCATAGGTTTTACTAAGTGGTAGTTTCCACTTTCTTCGCCTTTGTATTTTGCTAGTATTTCTTCTCCTGAAGATAATTTAAATGTGTATACTTCGTTTTCCTTTAGTTTCGCTACTTTTAACATTATGTTTTCCTTGTTGTTGGTTATCCCTGACATGCTTCACAGGTGTCTTTCGCTGCCTGTATGCCTGCCATGCTACGCATGTAATATAAGCTCTTAATATTTTCATCTTTAAAAGCTATCTCGTGTATTTTACTAATATATTCTTCATCTTCGTCTGCGTCAAAGAACAGGTTAATTGATTGTGCTTGGTCAATGTGTGGTTGGCGTTGTCCTGCTAACCTTAATATTGCGCTTTGATCAATCTCGAATGCTGTCTTAAATACTTCCTTTTCGTGTTCGTCAAGCCAATTGACGTGCTGCACAGAACCGTTGTTTTCGATAATATCTTTCTTTACTGCTATTGTATGCTTATTCTTTTTCTTCATTATTTTTAGCAGTTCTGGATTAATGCGTTCGATTTCACCTGCTGCTGTTGGTTGATTATATACGTTTTGTACTACCGGCTCAATTCCCTGCGATACTCCGCCACATAATAAAGCAGATGATGTATTTGGTGCTACTGCTAATCTGTGCGTATTATGTACGCCAAATCCTTTACACCATTCTGGCTCACCCCATGCTTCTGCCATCCACTTGCTTGCTCTTAATGATTCTTTATCCATGTGTCTAAATATTTGATTATTTAGTTGGAATGTGTCAAACGAATCAAAAGGTATGCTATTCTTTTGTAAATAAGTGTGAAAACCTAATGTACCAAGACCAAGAGCTCTACCTTTCTCTGTCATACGTACTGCTTTTTCAAGTCCACGTATATTTTTTGCTTGGTTAATAAATTCTTGTGCTACACAATCAAGGAACACTGTTGCCCAAAATACTGCATCTGTGTCTTTCCAATCATCCCACATTGATAAATTCATGCTAGATAATACACAAGTAAATGTATGTTGCTTATCACTAAATAATGCAATTTCTGTACATAGGTTACTTGCTTTAACTGTTAAATCGTTTTGCTTGTACATTTCTGGATTTGCACGATTTATTTTATCGACAAATACATAATAGCCTTTGCCAGTTACACATTTTGCTTTGAGGGATCGTTGATAGCGTTCGATTGCGTCTGTATCGCCGTCGTCTAGTCTTTTAATAAATTCGTCAGTAACAATCCATCCAATATTCTTATCATCTGGTTCTGCCATTAAATCATCTACTAGTTCATAAAAGTCTGCGTGATCAATTCCTATATATCCTGCCCATGCTCCACGTCTTGTGTTACCTTGGCTTACATCTCTTGATACTTGTACATAATCGTTAAACACAGGAACAACACCAGATGAATGGCCACCTGTTGTAATTGACTCGCCTCTTGCTCTAATATCACCTAAGTACGATGATGTTCCGAAGCCGTTCTTTGTTAACATGGCTGTTTCTAATTGGCTATCGTAAAAATTGTATATGCTGTCACCTACATAACCACCACTACAAGAAACAGGTGTGCCACGGTTAGTACCCATATTTGCAAGAACAGGTGAGCTACATGCTAACCAGCCGTTCCACATAAGATCGAAAAATCTCTCGTTCCATAGTTTTGGCTTTGGTGTGTGGATGGATGCTGCTTTTGCTATTCTCTGATACGTCTGTTTTACTGTCTGGCCTTCGAAGGAATATTTATTCATAAACATCTGATATCCTCCGGTGGTCATCCACTCAGGAACATCACCGTCTTTTTGGCCTGCTTTTCTATCTTCTGATAGTTGTTGTAATATATTCTTATCTAGTGGCTCTACTAATTCGGTAGGTTCTAATATTGTGCTTACTGCTTTCATTCTGTCTGCCCCCATGCAAAATTGTTCTCCGACCAATTTCGGTTATAACTATTACCAACACCAGTAAAGAAGTCGTTCATTTGATATGCATTAATGCCATCATAGAACCAATCTGCTATAGGATTATAATTTGTTTCAAATTGTTTAGCAATGTCTAAATTCTTTAAACATAAATTAAGTCTGCTTTCGATAAATCGTTTCATTTGTACATCTGTGATGCCTTCCATCTGTCCTTCTTCAAACACCATATCTACAATACGTGCTTCGTGATCATATATTTGTTTTGCTGCTTCTATTATTTTTTGTTCTACTTCTTCAAAATACTTATCGTCTTTTTTACCTTCTGCTTTTAATTCATCTTTACATTGATTGTATAGCCATGCGCCACCTAAGCAGTGGAGGTTTTCATCACGTACGGAAAAGTTGATGCCTCTTACCACATTTAGTAATTTGTTCTTGCCATTGCTCTGAAAGTGTTTAAGGAATGCAAAGGCGCTGTAAAGAACGGCACCCTCAACTAAAGAAAACGCTGCGACAGATAAAAGGTCGTCCTTCGAAGTAACTAAATCTCCGATAAATTTCATTCTTTCTTTTAGCAGTGGATCATCAACGTAAGACATATAAAATTCTTCTGTGTTAAGATGTAGTGCTTCGTTTAGTTTATTGTAGAATGGAGCGTGAACGTTTAATTCAAAGTAGCTAAAGGCCGACGCCATCATTTGGATATCTGGACGGGGAAAGGCTTTCATCACCCTGTTACCCCAATATTCTTTTCCTGCTACTAGCTCATACAATGTAAATAATTTTAATACTGTAATGACGCCGTGTCTTTCCGATTCGGTCATATTAACCATTATGTCTTGAACGTCTTTTTCTACTTTAATCTCATCAGCTAACCAAAAAACAGAATTCTGCGTTTTTGCCATCTCCACCGGTATGTCGTAATCAAAGACATACGCCTCCTTTGGCGTCTTTATCTGTATCATTTTTATTCTTCCTTTTGTCTGTTGTGTTAGTATATATCTTTTAGATCAGTGGCGTTGTAAGTATGTTTAACTTCTATCTCATTTTCGATAGTCTCGAAAATCGACACTTCGCCAAGGATATAATTTAATATATATTTTTTCTGTATGTATGGTACTAAATATAAATCTGTACTGTCATCTATTAACAGTATTTTAAAATCTTCTTCGCCTACTAATTTTAGTGTGTAGGCAATTAGCAGTGAAATACTACTTGGGCAACATTGCCCATAGTGTAATATTTCCCACGGTGTGGGCCAGGATGTAGGTGTATAGTAATCTATTTGCCTACTAGCTATTGGAACCGATTGAAAGAATTGTACTAATTTTATTAACTTATCGTTAAATTCGTTTTCTTTTATGGAGTCTCTAAATTCGCCCCATGTAAATATTCTTTCCTGTTTGGTTAAATTATTCCATTGTTTCAATTAAAAACTAAGCCACCGTTTCATTGTGAGTTTCATTAGCACAGGATCAGTACCTATGTTAAAATTATGTTTATATTCTAATTGCACTTCGTCTGTACCTGGTAAGTAAACTGCTTGGAAATCTACTTCATCAATTATATTAGACGAAATTGTATTTTCATCTGTTAGTTCCGAAAGGTTTAATTCTTTATTAGTTGTTATTTGTAGTCTACCGTTCGAACTATATGATTCTGATAAGGTTGTATTTTTAAACATAATCGAATAGTCTATGTTTATTGTGTCTGATATTGTTGCATCAAATAATAAATTATATGCTGCACTCGTCGGTGTTGGAATTGCTGTAAATGTTGCTGACTGCGGAAGTATTATTTCAATTGGTTCTTCAACTAATAAATCCACTGGGAGTTCAAATGTATCCACTTCAGTAAATACTTTGATATTTAATTTCGATGTGGCTATTGCTTGATCCGGAACATTCACGCCATGTAAACTATTTAGTAGTGCTGCAACTGCGTTTGATTGGCTGTGGAAGTTAAATATAATACCACCATCAGCATCAACAATCTTTTGTAATCCAAATGCTGGATTTTCTGCTGTTGTGTGTGCTGTGCCTGATGTAACACCTGTTGTACTATTTATTTCTGTAATAAGTGCTGTTATCTCATCAGGTATAATCGAACCGCCAACATATAGTTCGCCTGTTTCTTCGATATAATGTATATTTGTTTCTGCTGAATTCATACCTGCTGTTGTAGCAAACGTCGATGCTAATGCTGCTAAATCAACTGGTGATGTCGGATTGCCTGTTGGAAATGCTGTAGTTTCTGCTCGAATTATTTGTTGATCGAGAATGCCTTGTGCTGCTTGATACAGGCCTGCAGGACTACTATAAACCTGAACTGCTGCTATACCTATCTCGTCTGGGTCACCACCTATAAATAATTCTCGTGTATCTGTACACAATCCATATTCACCTGGGCGAAGTGGTTGTGGTAAATCTATCTTCTTACCACGTCTGTTTTGAATTCGTTCTACTGTTACGTCCGTTGATGCCATCTTATTAAATCCTTTTAATCTTTCTAGTATTTATGCTTTTTCTTATAATTTTATGCTTGTTTATGGCTGTGTTTTGTAAAAATCATACACTTTATTTAACCATAGTTGTGTGTATTTTTCAAACTCCTTGCCTTCTAAAACAAACTCCTGATATTCGCAACTATGTGTTGCTAACATTATAACACCGGTTTTAATATTTGTACCATATGTTATATTATGCGCTAGGGAATACGCAACTAGCTGCATCAGGTAGTCCTCAATCCATTCTTCTTTCTTTAACTTTCTACTATTCTTAAAATCCATTATTGCTTCTTTGCCTTTCCACACCCCCGCAACATCTGTCGTCCCTGCATAAAGTTCCGGATAGTATAATTGTGCTTCTGTACCCCATACTTCGTCAACTTTACTAAGGCCCTCCTTAATAATTAGATCAGTCATCATCTTAGCAAGCATGACGCCTTTCTGTTTTGCTTTGCCTTCGGATAAGATATACTGCTCTAGATTATCGTGCATATCGGTACCCATAGAAGTGGATAATGTCACCACTCTGTCTGCCTCTTTGTCGCCAACGTTCTTGCGCCATTTTGCTAAGGCTTCGACNGTTTCTTTGGATTTCATGGCTGATAGAATTGTAGTTACGGAAGGTAGACCTCGTGATCCGTCTAACTTTGTAAACTCTCTTGCCTGTGGTTTCGTCTGTGATTCTTTCGAGTATCTTATACTCATAGGGTTGTGTAAGTTTCATGTATATATTATAACATATACAAGTGGAAATGTCAAGTAATATTTACCAGTAAAGGTGCCAGGATATTGTGTTTGACGTTGTGCTATTTGCTTCTATCTGAACATTATAACCTAGCTTTTGGAAATACTTTTTAACAGTATCTAATTGATCTGTAATTTCTGTGCTGGTTGCTTGNTTCATCCANACGTTGTAATATTGTACGGAATTNTATTCTAANGTNTCTACTAGTGCCACTGCTGTTGCTCCGGTGCCGGTGCCGCTTGGTGCATCGTCTATTGTTACTGTCGTTGTGTTGTCATACCCTGAACCGCCTTCTACTACGGTGATTGCAGTGATTTCACCTGCTACCATTGTAACGTCTAGTATTGCTCCGGAACCTGTACCAACTATTTCTGCCGTTGGTCCTAAGTCTGCGTATCCTAACCCACCGTTTACAATTGCGGTATCAGTGACGACACCTGCTGTTACGATTGGAATACCGCTAAATCCAGCACCTTCTGGATGTGTTACAATAATGTCCCCGACTATTGTTTCGTAGTCTGAACCACCGTTTGTAATTGTTACTTCTGTTATTGCGCCATTGATATCTACGTTCGTTATTGTAACTACGCCATTAACACCATTTGGGTGAACAACCGGAATAGCTGCTCCTGCAATATAATTAGTGCCTGGAAGTATAATGTTTGCTTCCGATATAACACCATTTACTGCGATAAGTTGTATATCTGCTGCGCCATTACCTAATCCAGTGGCGTCTGCTAATACTGCAATTGGCTCGTATCCAGTGCCACCGTTTGTAATTGTAAATCCTGTAATTGTACCTGCTGTTAAAATAGGATCAAGTGTTGCACCTGTTCCTACTGGGTGATCAATTACTGCTGTTGCTTCAAAAGTCGTATAGCCTGATCCTGCGTTTGTTACAGTTACACTTAATATCTCGTTAACTGCTGTCATTGGAGTGTTGTCCGAAACAACTACTTCAAATTTCTTATTATCTATTGCAGTTAATATTGCTTGTTGGATGCCGCAGATTTCGCTAAATATTACAGAGCTGTTTCTTCCGCATTTTCTAGCGTCGGTTGCTGATAGAAATTGTGTATCGTTGCTACAGGATGCCATTATTGTTTAATACCTTTTGTTGCTGCTTTCTTAGCCAGTGATTTTACTTTTTCTCTATTTTGTTCTTTGCTTTCGTCGTCACCCGATACAGCATACATATCAGTGTGCTTAAATTTAATATTATCTACTGTGGCTGTTTGAATCAGTGGGTTACCTTGTAATATGTCTATCAGTGATGCCGGACTTACACTGTAACCCATGCTATTTAGTTGTGATACTATTTTATTTGTATCTATATCACTAATATCATTGCCGCGGACTGACATAAGGAGGTCATTTAGATCACCACCAAGTTCGCCTATGCGACTTTCATTAACAATATCACGTATTAACATTATGCTTTAGCTTTTGCTAATTGCTTTTCCATAACACGGATTTTAGATCGAAGTGCTTCTGCTTTTGATTCTTTAGCAGCTCTTCCTAGTGGCTCGTCAATATCTAAGTCATCTTCCATGCCTAAATCGTCGCCCATATCAAGATCATCACCGCCTAAATCTAAGTCATCTTCCATACCTAAATCGTCGCCCATATCAAGATCATCACCGCCCATGTCATCCATATCGTTTGCTGGTATAGAACCATTAGCAATCGAATCAACTGCATCGTCGATCTTTTCTTTTGATATACGTAGTTCGTCAATTACGCTCTGAAGCTGTGTTGACATCATGCCACTAAAGTTAGCAGAAACCTCGTTTCCGTGTGCTTCACGCATTTGATCTACGACAGGTCCTAAGTCTTCGTTCATTAAACGACCGACTTTTTCTATCATATCTTGCAGCTCTTGAGCAAAGCCCTTAGCAGCAATGATTACTTCGGCTTGTTCAATTTCGCCTTCAAGTAATGCTCTTAGTTTTTTTACGTAGTTCTGTTTCATTTTAATTTCCTTGTTTGCTGTTATCGTCTTGCTTTTGCTTTAAATTCTTTTGCTGTATCAGTCGGTTCAGTAACTTCGTGATCATCGAAGCGGTGATCTTCATCAACTTCTTCTTCACTGAATGTATTTTTTTGTGCTGCATGTTTCTTTTTAAACCGCTGTACTTGTGCAAGGTCCTTTGGACTCAATGGCTTTCTCTTTCCGAATTGTACTTTAACACCTTGATTATCTTCTTCGTCGTCTTTTGCTGCTAATGATAAACCTTTATGTGCATCAAAATCATACTCAAGTAATGCTTCTGCAATTTCATGCAAACGTTCAAAGTCTACATCGCTTTCTGTTAGTAAGCCTTCGTTAATTGATTTCATTTCTTCGATTGCTTCAAGTATATCGTCTTGATCCATATCGTCTAACAAACTCATTGCCGATGCTGTCGCTGGTGTTAATTCGTGGTAATCAGGTAATTCAGAACCGTTATTAATATGAACCTGTCTTGCAACATCTGTTTCAATTTGTATCGGTGGGAATCTTAATTTACATGAATTATATACTTTCATAACTTGATCGATTGCTGTATCGTACGAATCACCTTCGTCCATAAGTATATCAACTTGATTTGCCATGCTATCAATTGTGTGTCTATACTTTGAACTATTTGTATAATCACGCTTTAATTCGCCAAGACGTATATCGTTATCGTATTCTACTAAGTATGTTAATGTTTCTTTAATTAAAGAATACTTTGATACTTCGCGGTTATCAATTGCCTTATTATCGTATTTTAGTTTCTCAAGAATTGCTGTTGCTTTCTTAGTGCCTTCACGCAATTTATTTGCATCGTTAGTAAAGGCTATCTTTACACCAAAAACTCTCTCTAGCATTTTGCTAGATTGTTTATAACTGGCTAATGGATTTGTATTTAATTCGTTTAATAACATTTTCATTGTTTCCTATAGTTTGTTATATTTATCAAAATTCTCAAATTATATGGAGGTTGAAAGACTGCGTATGTCGCTCTTTACCTTATTATATAATATATTGCTCTCATTTATTCTTGCATACATGTATTCTTTATCATCTGTTTCTGCATTTTTTAAGTAATATTTATAATGCATTAAATCTAATTGTTGTTTTAGTGCTTCATCGTTTAATGTATTTAATTGTTTTAACACATTTGGCGATTTCTTAAATATATAATTATAACAGTATACTAATGCTAATTGAAAACTAGCAACATCTTTATATATTACCTTATCGTTCATAGAGCAACGATAAAGGTCGTCACTTTTAATAATTGTGAAACCGTGGTATGCATATTTATTCTTTGATAATTTAGATACCATATATTTCTTTGTCGAATCTTCGTTAACTACCTTCTTTACAAGGTTATTAAATTTTCGATTCATATGTGTCTTACGTTTAGCCATTTTAATAACCTGTGTATTTATCCGATCCTACTATTGTGCCCGGGTGGCTATTACGTTTTCTTGTTTCGCCTGTTACTGCAGGTGCTGTTGCTATACCGCCTGCACTTGTGCCACCTGCCGATGCTGTTTCATCAACTTCTAATGATTCTTCATAACGTCTTTCACGTTGACGTTCCATTTCGTAATCACCTCTTGCATCGTAATCGTCTTGTGCTGATTGTGTAGCATCTTCTAACGCTTCATCAGTTAGATAATCTATGTTCGCAATATTATCAAGATCAATTTCACGACCGTTGTAAGTAATTCTCTCAATGGTTGCTTCTGCATCTGATCCTGGATAATTACGTGTTGCTGCATCACCTGGTTCGTAATAATATTCTACAGTTACATCATCGATTGTTTGTCCATCTACTAAATCTACTGAAGAAATAAACGATGGTGAATTATTACCTTCGTTTAATCCAGCTAGTTCTTTTAAACGTGCCATTTCTTCTTCAAGTTCTAATCCAAACGTATCGCCCTTTTCTATATCGTCTAATGCAGGTGCTATATTTTCGCCATTGTTGTCGGTTGCTGTCATTCCTGCTTGATCTAGTGTATTAAGACCTGGATCTGCATCTGGCTTGCGGAGATCTACTGTTGTAGTATTACCTTTTTCATCTTTATATTCTAAGTTGTTATCGTTTTTATTAGTTACAGTTACTTTATCGACAGGTGCTGCTTCGTGTAAATCACTGCCGACAATGTTTTGTATCTTTACTGAATCTTCGGTGTCGATCGCATTTGCAAGTTCTACGTATTCGTTAAAGGATAAACCTTTAACTATGTCTGCTGCGGATTCTGCGCCGATGCCTGCTGCTTTTTCTAGTTTCTGTGGAAGGGTCTCTTCGGTGAGATTCTTTACGCTCTCGTATAAATTGTTAATCATTAGTTTAGCCTCTTTAATAGTTTAGACGCAGGATTGGTGCGTTTTGTTCTTTTTGATTTGCGCTTTAGCCGTGGACCGTTAGCTGCTTTCATTCTTTTCATTGCCATTCGTTTTTTCATGTTGATTGGCTTCGAACATTGTGTTGGATTTGATACTACTCTGCCTTTACGTGGTCCGCTTGTGCATCTGTATTTACGTACTATTTTTGTACCTTTACGAGCCCATGCCATACGTGCTTCGCACACTTCTTCTTCGTTTTCTATTATTATTTGATTAATTTTCATTAGAACTCCGATATTATAAATTGTATGTTTTGGTCGATGCCGCTTGTGTGTAATACTGTTGCGCTTGGTAACACAATACCTTCTAACTCGTCTACAAGATGTCCTACATCACTTATTGTGCCGTTTGGACCTACGTTTTTAAAGTAGTCTGCTCTCTCTACTGCAAATTTCCAAACATAACCTTCACCGGCTATTTCGTCTGCGCCTTCTGTTGCTACATTCGACACTGCGATCGGATCACTCATTATAACAGGCATTGCTCTTAAGCCAATGCTTTGCACTATTACTTCAAAATTCTTTTGGCGTTCATCTGCTATGCTGCCAGTGACGTCAATATTTACGCCTGTTGCTGTTTCTGGTGTTGCTACAGCGCCTGGGGATAATGCAAACATTTTATAATATATAATGCTTTCTGTAAGGCTTTGCATTGCTACTGCCGAGCCGTGAATTCTATCTACCATCTTAGGATCTCCGTTTAATATATTTATCACTATTCTGCTGTAATTATTATATTATAGATTTTTTAGTCATAAAAAAACAGTCCGAAGACTGTTTCTTTAATTTAATTGGTTTACAATTAAGCTACTGCGAATGTACCTACAGTCCAACCAGCTGCTGCGATTGCAACAGGATCTGCTGCATAACCTAGTGCTGCCATTGTGTTAGTTCCATTGTTTTCTAAAATTACGATAGTACCAAACTGCTCTAATTCTTTTACACTTGAATCGTCAACTAGTGCTGCTTCAGCTTTATATACGTATGTTAATTCTGCTTCTGTCCATGAACCAGTTTCTGGGATTAAACCATGTACTTTTGTTGTCATTTTCTTATTCTCCTGTGAATATTTTATTTTTTAGCATACAGATAGTTATTAATCTGTAGCGTTACTTTTATTTATCATCTTTCGGCGTTTTTTCGGTGGTTTTATAGACTAATTTAAACGATACTGTCTACGTTTGTTCCTTATTATGGCGTTCCAGTGCTGTTAAATATGCGTTTAGGGTTGCCACTTCGTTTATTACGTGATTAAAGTTTTCGGTTGTTAACGCTTTTGGTAGTGATGATAATATTCTATCTGCTTTAACATATGCTTGGTCTAATTCGTAACTGCCTCCTCCTGGTATCTGAATCTCTTCTTCGTGGACGATACGTATTGGATCGTAATGTTTGTTTAAGTGAATAGCCATTTCCGAATCAGTATAATGATTATCAGTGGAGCTCAGTGCTGCTAGTTCGTTATATTGTTTATTCATTGTGCGGCGTAAATGTTCCATCACTTCGTCCCAATACAGTGATTTTAATTTTTCAACTGGCATATCTATTTTGCGTTTTGCTACAAATCTAAATGCTAATTCAATTGCTTCACCTAAGCCATGTGAACCACCTAATCTGTGATTTATGGCTGATGATATTATTTTTGCTGCATCGGACAGCGATTCGTCTAATTCAACTTTTTCAAATTTTGCAGACGGAACGCTCTTTTCGAAATCTTCTAATAATTTGTTAAACATAATTTATTCCTATGGTGATTGTGGATTACATCTTAATTCAAATGTGCTTGTTGGTGCAGTACTAGGAAAGTTTGCTGTTTTATCAATCCTATAAGTATATGTAGCAATAATCGTCTGTCCCCAGAGAGAAGAACCAAACGCTGTAAAGTTTGCTGTACGTGCTGAAGCTAAACTATACACCCCTGGGGTTGATAATACTCCGCTTGCTGTTCGTGTACCACCTGTACCGCTTATAGCAACATTTGTAATTTCTATCGAGTAAAAAGAAGAACCTATCCATGGGTTAAGGTTAACTGGTATATCATCCGAACCATCTGTATCGACCCAATTATTAGTATTTGTAAATTGTGATATGGATCCCCCAGCGGATGTTGTTCCATCAGTATTAAATGTATAAGAAACTGTCGGTACGGACGGTGAGTTAGCATACGATTGGTTATAATCCCCCGGATACAACACATCGCCCTTGGCGTTAAATACTACCCCGTTATCCATTTCATTCGTTGATATTATTTTCATTTCTTTTCCCTTGTCATTTTATATCCAGCCAATGCACCTGCGGCAAATACTCCGACACCTAATGCTACTTTTTGTGTTTTTGACAAACCTTCGATGTGTCCGATATGTCTTTTTATCTGTGGTAAAAATTCACTACGTGGTGATAATGCTCTTGTATATCTATATAATCTTTTTAGTATTGATTTCTTTTCTTTATCGCCTGTTTTATTCCAATTACTTACATCACGTCTTAGTACTTTAAATACGCCATTATCGACACCAATTGCTTTTTCTAATTTCAGGAATACTTGTAACACCGATGCATCTAAATTCTTCTCTTGGCCGATGCTACGTAAAAAACGTATATACATTCCTTGCATAACAGGACTCTTTTTCATTTGAGTGATAATGTCCACATCTCCGTATGTTGTTTCGCCGAAGTGTATGTGTGCTAAGTTATAAATATCATTTAATGCAAGTTTAAATGTGTCGAAATTATTAAATGCTGCTGCTCGTGATGCTTCTGTTTGAGCCCAATCTGCTGTTTTTGATTCTTGGCTTAGTGCATATAGCGTTAGTGTATTTAAGAATAACAAATCCCTCGACGTATCGTGATCAATTCTTCGTAGATCTGACTTGTTCCTAAACAATTTATTTTCGTTTAGGCTACGAATAAATGATAAATCACCGCTTACTTCTATTTCTTCTGACATTATATTCCCATTTGTTTAATTATAAGTTGCATATGCTTTCGGCCGGTTGGCGTTTTAAGTAAATAACTTTTTACTGTTTCTTCTGCCGAACCTCTCATTTCTAACTTTACACCTCGATTTCCAAGGTCACCTTCTAAGTCACCAAAGTAATTATCATATACTAATTCGCCTACATTGACATTATTAATATCCACAGTATAATTTACATATTCTATGCTGTTGGCCATCATATCACCGTCTGGTAATTCTTCAGTGTGGCGATCAACTTCTTTAACTGTTATCTCGTAACTTAGACTTTCTTTCAATTCATCTAATCTCATTATTTATCCTATTAGTATACTACAGTTCTGCCTTTAGTTCTGGTGGTAGTGGTAATATAGTTCCTTTACCTCTAAGTGCATTTTGTATGCCGCTTGCTGTCATTTTTAATATTTTATCTTTATTTTTTATGTTAATAAAGTTTGGATCATTTACTGCGGCAAATGCCTGTTCCCATGTTAAAATATTGTTTGCTTGTACTTTTGGACCAAACATCATTTGCACCACTTCATCTGGATCTAGTGATGATAGTTGTCTATCAATTGTTTTAACACCCTTAACAAGGCCTTTCTTACCTTGTCTCGATTGTGTTGCTCTAAATAGTCCTTTACCTAAGTCAAGTATATCACGTTTCCATTCTGCATCAACTTCAACACCTTCTTTGTCTAATGCTCTTGTTGTTACTTCCCAATTCATAAACTTTGCTACTGCAAATAATAATTGGTTTCTGTATATTCCTTTATACGTTGAATTATCTTCTTGGCTCGGAGAATAAAATGCCCATGCTGCCCATTCTGTGGACTTCGATGGCATAAGGTCAACTTGTACTCTCTCGCCTTCTTGTTGACCGTTTTACGTTTGTGATTGGCCATGCCATTGCAATTACACTCAAACCCTTAAATAGTTTTGATTGTGGTTCTACTGCTAATGCTGCCTTATATATAATGTCGTAAATTGCATCTTCGTCACTCGGATCAATGCCGTGTGCATGTGCAATAGCAGGAATACTCACTGCAATATCCATGTCACCGCTTGATTCGCCTGGTTTCTTTTTGCCGGTGCTGCCTAGCATCGCCGTGTCATCTTGTTTAATTTTCAATGCAGGTAGTAGTTTTTTATAAATTTCATCAACTGTCGCTGCTACGTTCTCTTGATTGATTGGTGACATCCCGGGGATAGCGGAGCCGCCTTCTGTTAGCATTGGTTTTATGTTTTGTGTAAGTTCAAATAGTTTCATACTAAATTGTCCATCATTCCTATTACTTCTTTACGTGACACTTTGCCGCCTGCTTTTAATCTTCGCATAATTCTGCTTTTGAGGAATACTGCTTTTTGCTTGCCGGAAATTTCACGGTCTTGTAATGTCTTGATTACGCTCTTATAGTTTGCTGGATCAAAATCTACCTCTAATTTTGTATCGCCTTCTTCTAAACTGCAATCTGGGCATGGTGCTTTTGCTGGCACATGTTCTCCGGTGTGTTCGTCCTGGTGGTCCCAATATACTTCGCCTTGTCCACCGCATGTTTTACACACTTCTTCTGCAATATCCATATCGTATGGTTCGCCACTGTTGTTATATGTTGCTAACTCACGTTCGATCATTGTCCCGGCTGGCTTGATAATTGCTTCTCTGTAATCACCTTGCTGTTCGTCCCATATTTGTGTAGTTTTAGGTTCGATGATTTCGATAACAACACTTTTTTCTTTTACTTCGGTCACTTCTACTAGACCAAAATCAATGTCATTAATTTGCATACCAACTTTATATGGATATCCTAACATATAGTATTCAGGACGATCCTTATTTGGATTTATGTTTTCTGTTAATTCTTGTAACTTCATTATAATCCTTTATGTAACCTTAATTTGCTTTTAAATAAATCTTCTAGTTCGTGATAAAATTCTCTCTTATCAAAATCACTATCGATTCTCAATCCACTAAAGAAATTATTATCTCTTTGCATTGGCAAATTATTTTTATTTGCAATTTCTTTAAATGCTACTCTGTATGCACGTTCTATTTTTTCTATTGTGTCGTGCATTGCGCCTGCCTTTCTTAATACTGCCTGGGTTGTTTTAGCATCTTTCGGATATTTGTCACTAAACAGTGATTTAAATATTCCATCTTTATTAAATACTAAATTAACTATCTTTTCGTAATCACCGGCCAATTCGTTAAGCGGTGATTCTTTGTAGTTATCATACGATTCTTTTAATTTTTCTAAATCTTTCATCGTTCTCCTTACAGGCTACTTATTTGCCTACCTACTAACAATGTATACAAGTCTGTAAAGTTATTGGCAGACTGTGTTTTTTGTAGCATGTTAATTAACGTTTCATTCATTACTGTAAATGTCTGTAGTGTTCTATCGTGGACTTCACCGTCATAATTAAATGTCCTGTTGTGTACCTGTAATTCTTTTGTATCTTTTTCTTTATGATATTTATCTAATATCTTGTCAAACTCGACCTGTTTCTGTTTTATAAACTTAATCCAGTATGATTTTACATTATCGAAATTGGAATCTTTGCTTAAATTTGCTATTATTTCTTCAGGTGTGCTACCTGCTTTTCTTAAAATACGTTTTGCTTGGAAGGTTCCGAGATCTGGGTGGCCTAGTGCTGTTGCAAGTCCTACTAATAATTTCCCTGCGAAAGATGTTGCTGTTTTTACGCCCTTCGGCTTGTCAGATAGTTCCGAACGTACTTTCCATAGGAAGTCTTTTACCACCATAAACATATCTTTGTCGACTACTTTAAACATGGCGCCTGTTTCTTTGTTGCGGAATACTACGCCCTCGATCCAACCACCGTCTTCTATTGCTGGACCAAATTCAGATCGTATTTTTCTTACTAGGTGTTTAAGGAGGAATTGTTTTACTTCCCATTGGAAACCGCTTGGGTTACCATCTTCGTCAATACTATATAGTTTTTTTCTTAATTCTTTTATTTTTAATTTAAGTTCTTTCCATTCTGCAACCTCAATTCCCCCGGGGCGTTTATTTAGTGGTAGTGCTATTGCTTCTGCATTGGAGAATTGGGCTATGCCACTGTCTGCTTCAAGGAATTCTTCAAACTTTTTAAGTTTTACTTTAAGTTCTTTAAATTGTTCCGATTTTGTTACTTCGCTTGCATCAACTGTCGGAGTTTGTGCAAAAGCCCATTGTTGTTTTTCTTGGTGGAATTGTCTTGTCTTTCCATCTAATACAAACGGCACTTTCAATTCTACCTTTGCTACGTGGTCTTTTAATATTTCTGCTAAACCTTGTATATTTGCGTTACCGTCAACAGGTCTTAGAAATATTATTCTATTTAGATCTGTATCGTACGGAATTGCATTTGGTAGTGGGCCATACAGTATTTCTATTTCAACTGAATCGCCAACCTTTAAATTTCCGGAGCCGGTCATCAGTGGTAATACTTTTTCTAGTGCTACGTGGGCAGAGCGTCTATACGTTGTATGGTAGTCTATCTCGTAATCGCTCTCGTTGCGGAATCTTTCGGCAGGGCCTTTTGTTTCCCTGCTTGTGTAGAATCCTTCTTCGTCATATCCAAATATTAAGTTACTTCCGTCAACTTTTTCGGATATTTCAAACTTTTCAAAATTATACATTGCATCAAGAAAATCCTGGATGGCCATATTTTCTATATGCTGAATTCCTTCGAATACAGATTTTATTTGGTTAAGTTTCATTATCTGCCTTCTTTCTTGCCCATGCTTCTTTTGCTTTTTTTCGCAACAATTCTATTGTTTCTGGAGATTTTTCACGGCCTTTGTTTGCTTCGCCTATTTTTCGTTTAGTTTCTTCCCTACATGCTACACCTTTATTCCATGGATCTTTTCCAAACATCGGATTATTTTCACCTACTTTAGCTGCTCTTATATTATCGCAACCCTTTGCTGATATCTTTCTACCTACTTTTGCTTTCTGTATTTTGTCAGCATGTTCCTTAGGTAATTTTCTTCCTTTGAGTTTTAATTTATTCGATTCGCCTATTTTCCTTTTAGTTTCTTCGGATCGACCTAACTCGGAACGTTTTCGTTTAATCCATCCGTACAATTTGTTATTTATACGAGTTCCGTCGGCACTAGCTGTCATTAATATTGCAGCATATAATAATTTTCTATTAGTTGGGTGTTGCTTCGCTAATAACTGATGAGCTAAATAATGTTCTTCTGGTGTTAATTTTACTAAATTATCAGGATCGTTGGTTCCGCCCATGCACTTAGGTAATATATGATGAACTTCATAATATTGTGTTGACTCGGTTAATCTAGTTTGTGCTCTAGATATCAAGGAATCATATATAACACCATATTGCATTTATTCTTTGCCTTCGTTAATTTTTGTCAATGCTCTACTAAATCTCTTCGGGTCTTTTCCTTTGATGCTAGATATTAATCTACGGTGGAGGTTCAATGCCTCATCTTGTGTGTAGTGTGTTTCGATAAATTCTATCAAATTGATAGCTGATGATATTACATGGTTGGCACGGTTTTCGACAATCTTTTCATTGTTGGCGACCGGGGCGAACTCATTTAATTCCTCAAATAGACTTCTACGATTCACGATATATCTCCTTAAATAGTGTTGTATATATTTATCACTATTTTGTCTATTTAGGCTTCTTCAATAGAGCTCGTAGTTCTGCACTTTGCCCCAATACGTCAGTTACCTGTGTATGTGTTACTTTATCTGAATTTGGATTGTCACTCATAACAGACTTTTGCTTTAAATTGTCTATCATACTTGCTGTCGATACTCCTAATGCCGATTCATCACCTTCTTCCAAATCTGTTATTCTCAGTGATTTAACATTAAACTTTAAATCTACTTTAGAACCGACACCTGCTGACGATCTTGTTTTCATAAACTGCACTTGATACCGCCCATTTTCTTTCATAGTCGGTGTTACAAATATACCGATTACATTATCTGCTGTATTAATCTTAGATATACCACCCGATATGTGGCTGTGATCGAATTCAATTTCTTCATGTGACGCTCTGTTTAACTGTGATGCTGTGCAAAATAGTATATCAAGGTCCATTGATAAATTTCTTAGTTCTTCTGATACGTACTTATCCTTTACAAATAAGTCACTTGGACTAACTTTAACAGACATTGGCATACACAGATCTAAGTAATCTAACAATACTGCATCTACGTGTATACCCTTTTGCACTTCGTATTCTTTAATGTATGCTCTTATATCGTTTGCTGTACAGCCGTTTGGCATTTGCTTAACACATATCTGTCCCCTGTGTCTTTTCTGTGAGGTTTTAACTCTCATTGCTACATCATCAATATTCTTTAATACTTCGTTAGTTCCGTAGTTTGCTACCATTGCATCTAATCTCATAGAACATAACTTTTCGCTTAATTCTAGTGTGATGTAAATAACGTGCTTGCCTTGTTCTGCCCAATTGATTGCTAAGTTTTGTAGGAAAATACTTTTTCCTGCGCCGGATTGTCCTGCGAATATATTCAATGCTCCGTTGGTAAAGCCTCCGTATAATTTCTTATCAATGTCTTTCCAGCCTGTCGGCGTCATATCGTCATCGTCACGTATTGCTTCAAGTCGAGAAACAGGATCGTCATAATAGTCTGTGCCTAAGTCTTTTACAAGTCCTATTTCTACCGCTTCTTTAATTTTTGTAAAGACTTCGCCATAACGTTTTTCTTCAAGCAATGTAGTCGATGCTAGTATCTCNTGCTCAAGCCCCCTGTGCCTACAAAATAATTCAAACTGTTTTAGGAACCAATCTTTATTTCCTTCTTCTTGCCGTCCTAATTCTTCTATATCTTTACCAGTGACTGCTTTTATTTGTTCACGTGTGGGTAAATTAGAATGATCTAAATAATGCTGATTTATAAAGTCAACTGTTTCTGCATTCTTTCTGTTTTCGAAATATTTTGAATTAATAATACCTTTACATCGTATGTAAAGTTCCGGTTCATTAAACATCATATTTATAAACAAGTCTTCCATGTCTTTGCTATATTCTATAATATCTGTCATTAAAAATTATCCATTTGTCGTTTTAATTTTGCTGCGAAGGCACTTGTATCTCGTGCTTCGATAATCGATTGTATAGTCAGCAGTCGTCCGTATTTTTCAACTGCATCGCCTACGTCCTTGATTCCCTTATCCCATTTAGGTATCGACACAGACCACCCTTGTTTAACCGCCACGTCGAACAACCGTTGTCCTGCTTTATCTCTATCAGGTACTACTATTATTTCCTTTCCAATTTTGTTAATAATACTTATCTGGTCTGCTGTTGGATCACTGCCCATTACGGCTATGCCATCTGTTAAATATGCGTCAAGTACCCCTTCGGTTAATATTACATACTTTCTATTTTCGTCCTTTTGTGCGTCTAAATTCAGTACAAAACTAGATGGTTTAGTATCTAAATATTTTGGTATTTCTTTCATCGGAGGTGTACCTGCGTAACGTCCTGTAAACCCTACTATTTTATCATTAAAGTAATAAGGTATAATTGCCCGCTTATTATACATCTTTGTTGATGTTGGTGTCCAGTAGAAATCATCCGGATACAGTAACTTTCTTTCATTTAGGTATTCTACTACCTTCACAAAGTTTTTGTCTGTACAACCTTCACTTGCCCATTGTGTTATCGATTTTGAATTTTCAGGCAATTCTATTTCTTCCCACTTTTTAGTAATATCTTCTTTAAGTTTTAATTCGTTTGAAGATTCCATATTGTTGCGGAGTTTATATAGTTCGAAGTCAAGTCTTTTTACGTCATATTGACTCATGCCAATGTGTATTAAAAACCATTTGAATCCTTTGGACAGTGTTTTACCAGGTGACCAACTTGCTCCAAATTTGCAATTGAAACAGTGGGCCACTATCGTGCCATCGCCTTCTTCTCTTAATCCGAATCGTTGGCGCTTATCGTGTTTGTGACCCCGATGGTGACATAGTTTGCAGTTCTGCTTTTTCCATCCAGAAGGTATTGGTGTGAGTGGTCCAAGTAAAGAGTGGACTTCACTATGTATTTGTTCTGTTATTTGTTCTTGTGTTACCAAAGACTACACTCCATATATAGTGTATTATACAGGAGTATAAGGGATTTGTCAAGTATTAATTGCGAATTTGTATTTTATTAATTGTGCCGTTGTTAACACTACCTTCTTCGTATACAAATTTAAGCCACATATAATTGGCTTGAAATACTAGTGGAGTGATTCCACTATGTCCATTAAATTCTATTTCGTTGCCTATGATATCGACGTCGATTGGAAAATAACTTAAGATATCCTGCGGTGGTACATCTTCCAGTGAGCCGTATAATTTAACTTTACCACTGAAATTTGTAGTATATATTGCTATCGTATGAGTGGATGTTGTTGTGTTTCTTATTCTTCCTGCCGGGATCGCAGAACTATAAAATTTAGCTGGTTGGTTTGGAACTGAAAAGTTAATCCAGTCATCACCTATGATCTCAATAGTTGGAACAGGTTCTGCTTCTGCTTGTCCGGTTACTTCTATGTTTAATACTACATTATTACCTGTATCAGAATAGAATGGAGTTTGAATTATCTGTCCTGCTTGGCCTGCAATTAATTCTTCGCCACCAGTTACAATTAATTTATAATAACCTCTTGGTATATTTACAAGATCGCCTTCTAATATTTTAACTTCTATCACACCTTTCTCGTTTAGTGCAGTTGCATAACGTTCTAACATAACTTCTTGACTTTTTGAATTCACTAATCGTGTACGTATTTGTAAATGGTTTACTGGTTGTGGCTTTCTATCTCGGTTGTAAACTTTAAAACGAAGATTATTATCCACGCCCTTATGTACTTTAATTGTGTTTGAATTCATATTCATATTATTTGTTCCTATGCAGGTAATCATATCATCGTCATACACTAAATGAGTTTCGTCTTGATATGTATATAGTTTCGTAATCATATTTATATTTATCTGAATTATATAATTTCACTTTACTGTTGATGTAATTGTCAATTCAAATAAATACTACTATGGACAGAATAACACCCGATGACTACAATAATATAAAACAATCATACCCTTTCTTAACATGTATCCGGTGGCAGGATAAAGAATTACTCGGTATTATACAAAACACAGACGATAAAATGTTAAGTTTTTACGATTTTAACCTAATACGAACCAGCAATGAAAAGAAACTGTTCTTTGCTTTTGGAGATAGTTGGTGGAACGAGTCGAACAGATTACTGCCTATTAATATATTTATGCAAGGTCAAATGAAACCTTTCGCCCCGTATTTAAGAACATTCAAATTCAAAGAGGTGGAGGTAATATTCGGGCCATGCACCTCACTCAACAATCTCCTCACCAAGCGTATCAAGCGTCGACAAATAAAATTAGTAGTTAAGACGAAGGATTAGATAATAGATTTAATTGCACAATGATGGCCATCCCATAACCCGTGGCGTGTGACCTTTTAAAGAAGTATGTGCCATCAGTTGGTTTGACCCACACATCTTTTCTTATTGTTTCCCAATCTTTTCCTTGGAGATATGCTTTACCAGGACGGATTATCGCAAGTAGCATCGCTAAATCTTCTAGGCTCTTTGGCTTATGTTGCTTACACAGGTTATAATATTTATTTATATGAAATAGTTTCTCTACTATCTCTTTGTGTTCCAATAGTTCCCACAGTGGCTCTCGATCTACAAGTTCTTGTAATTGTTCGTTGTCTTTTATGTCTTTGTATAAGTGTACATTAAGTAAATCAATTTTAAAATAGCCTAACTCTTCCGCTTCTTTGTGATCTATCGTTGCAATGTTAGTAAATGGATCGAAAGGTATGTCTTGAAAGTATACACCTGTATTATGCTTTTCATATTTGCCTTCATCACGATTAATTCTGCCAATGCGGTGCTTCAACTTTTTAAGAACATCATCCCTGTTCGCACAATCAATATCAATATCTGTTGTTACTATCATAAACCTGCCTGTTCTAATACTTCCATTACAAATGCCACGTCATCTGGCTTCTTGTGAAACCTTGCTTTCCAAATGTTTGGATTAATTATCTCTTTTATCATATCACCTTGTTCCGATGACATTCTCCCAAGTAAGGAACCTGCTGATTCTGATAGGTATAGTACCCATGGGCTAATTCTTCCTGATCGTATTATGTGGGTTGCTTCGGTTGTTGATACATTGTCGAAAAATTTGTTAAATGTTGTATCGTTCTCCGTTGCCCACTCCGACATTGTTAATAATGTTCTTTCCAATGCCCGATCGGCAGGTTCCTTGTTCATTAATTCTTGTAAAAATGTTTCATATACAAAATCTTTGCGCCAATCACGTAACTTAACACCGTTACGAATGACAAAATCAATAAATCTTTCTGTATCTATGGCGTCCCTGTGTCCTAAGTGTCGCCCAAACTTAACAAAGTCTGTGTAATAATTGCTACGAATAAAATCATCAAAGGTCTTTGGCTTCGCTGACTTTGTTGTGAGTTCATAGAACCTTTGAAATACTCTAAAACCTAGTCTTGATGATAGATTATCTTTTTCTGCCATGCGTCTTTTACGGGGACACAGGTGACTCGCCAGTGTCTTTTCGGTTTTAAATGTTTTATTACAGTATTTACACGTACTCACTTAAACATTTCCTTTATTTCTTTGTCCTCGTATCCGTATGTCTTTGCTAGTTCTTTTAAATCTTCGGTGCTGTTCACCATTTCTAGCATTTTTAAATCTTCTAACTTATATGTTGGATAAATTGTTGCTAAGAATTTCTGCACTTTACTTTTCTTAGTTTTTTTACCAGGTGGTACCCATTTGTGGTATTGGCTTTTACCTGTTCCTGCTATAGATAATAATTTCCAAAACAATTTCGGGTGCTTGCTAAGTATAGAAAAATTACTATTGCAGAAGTCATTTACCATCGTTAAATAGTGTGGTATCATTCCTTTGTTTTGCACAGAACTTGCCCATCGCATTGCTAACCAAGGACTAAACGCCTTTATTTGCTCTTCTGTAAATGTGTCGTAATACTTTGTGTTGTTCAAATCTATATTTTTTGTCAGTGACGCTACAGGTATTGCTGGTGGTTTCTTAGCCATAATATTCCTATGAAAATAATTGTGCTGTATCTAATGGATCTGGTATCTTATTTGCGTCTTTTACAAATAATGCACACCGTGGATCTGTTCCGTGTTCCAGTGGTACTGCCAATACATGCCCATGTTTTAACTTTGGGAAGAACCATTTAACTTCTGTGTAAACATTTATTATGTCTACTTCCATTGGCTCAGGTACCATGTGTGACATTGGATTGTAAACCAGTGTCTTAAATCCTCGATCGTTTAATTGTGTCAGTGGTATAACTTCAACATC